AAAGCAGAAAAAGCAAAGCAAGATGCTGCAAGGAAAGCAGCGCAACAAAAACCAGCAGCAACAAAACCAGAACCTGCTAAACCAGCAGCAACAAAACCAGAACCTGCTAAACCAGCAGCAACAAAAGCAGAACCTGTAGCACAAACTGGTGATAGAACCAAGAATTTATCAACTTGGGCAAAGGCAAACGAACCTATGATTTCTAAAGTTGGTACTTCGCAACAACGTGCAATTCTTGCTGCTGCAAAGAGTGGTTCTGCAATGCCTGCACCAAGACCAATTTCAAAAGATATTGAGGATTTGAAAAAAATGCAAAAGGCATCTCAAGAACGTCAAGCAGCACAATCTGGTCCTATGTATTCTTCTCCAGACGTGAAATCCAAGATGAGTTCAAGAACAAAGACGATGTTAGGTCTCAAAGACTCCTATGATATTATTCTTGATTATCTCTTCTCACAGGGGCACGTAGACACCTTAGAAGAGGCTCTCTATGTAATGATGGAGCTGAGTTCGGAAACCATTCAAGATATTGTTGAAGGTGCAATGCCCGAGCCAATCAATCCAGAGGCTCACAGACGCTTACAGAGAATTGAAAAGGCAACCAAACTCCAACAAGGATCAACTGGTTCTGAATCTCAAGCGGCTGGAGCAGCAGTAAAACGAATGGGTGGATCTGGTATCCAACTTCCAGGAGTCTAATATAAGATCTAGAGGGTTGACAACCCTCTTTTTTATTGCTAGAATCGCTTTGCTAAGGTTGAAGGATAAATAATAGCTCTATAAGATTACTATATGAGCTATGAGAATCCTTGGAGATTCAATGGAGAAATTTTTGAGTCTTCTGATATTCAAGATTATTTTGGTTTTGTATACCTTATATCTTGTGATAAAACTAATCGTAAGTACTGGGGTAGAAAATATTTTTGGTCTTTTAGAACTCCTCCAGGAAAGAAGAGAAAAGTAAAACAAGAATCAGACTGGAAGAAGTATTATGGTTCTTGTCCAGAATTAAAGGATGATATTAAAAAATACGGAAAAGAGTTCTTCAGTAGAGAAATTATAAGCCTGCATAAGACTAAAGGTGATTGTAATTATGAAGAGACAAAACAACTTTTTCTAAATAATGTACTAAGAGAATCACTTGACGATGGGACTCCAGCGTTCTATAATAGCAATATTCTAGGACGCTATTTGCGAAAAGATTATGGTAACTTTGGAAGAGACTCTTCGTGACTCCCATGATTGGGCAGTTGACCGCATTCATGAGTTATCTGAGTATGATATTGAATCTGCATATGCAATTCAAAATGAATTTAGTGAATGGTTAAATCCTGATATTCCCGAGCATGATGTTTTTTCACTAGAATACATAGGGGACTAAAATGCAAATCGATCTTCATAACTTTTTTAAGTTTTATGATGAGAAAAATCCAAAGCACGTTGCAGCAGTAGAGCAACTTGAAAAGGATTTACTTGCTAGGGCAAATGACTTAATGCAAGATGATGCGAACTGGGTTAGAATTTTCAGAACGCAAGTCGAAGCACCGAAGTCAAATATTCTTAAAGTCCCTTTCTACCCACAGACAGATAATTACAGGGACGCTCAAAGAACTTGTAACTCATCATCTTGTGCAATGTGTCTTGAATATTTCAAACCAGGCACTTTAAAAGGACCTAAAGGCGATGATGAATATATTCGCAAGGTTTTCGCAGTGGGCGATACAACAGATCATGCAGTTCAGACTCGTATACTTAAATCGTATGGAGTCAATTCTGAGTTTAGGTACAATCTCTCTTTTGCAGATATTGATCGTGAGCTTGATTCTGCAAGGCCAGTTTGTATCGGCATTCTACATAGAGGCACTCTGTCTGCTCCTACTGGCGGTCACATTCTCGTTGTAATTGGTAAGACTGCATCTGGAGACTATGTTGTGAATGATCCTTATGGATCTCTCAATGATAGTTACACAGGACCAGTAACAAATGGTAAGGGTGCTGTATATAAGAGATCTGTACTGGAAAAAAGATGGACTGTTGATGGTCCAAAATCAGGATGGGGTAGAGTGTTCTTATGAGTATTAAATTTATTGATGCAGTAAAAAATTACAAAGATCTTCCACATCAAAACGATGCCTGGAATTTTCTTCAGGCATCTGTGCATAAAGAAATTCTTGATGAGTTTGCTAGAAGATATCGTAATCAAAAAGTAGAACCAACTCTTGATGGTCTCCCACTTCCAGGAGTGGATTTAATCAAGGAGTTTGAAGGATGCCACTTGAAGGCGTATTATGATCCTCTGACTGGAGGACTTCCGATTACGATTGGATGGGGAAGTACTCGTAGAAAAGATGGTACTAGGTTCTTAATTGGAAATACTATTACTCAAGAAGAAGCAGATGATCTATTGTATTTCCAACTTCGTCGTGAGTTTCTTCCTTCTCTACAAAAAATCCCCTATTGGAATGAAATGAATGAAAATCAACAAGGAGCACTTCTTTCTTTTGCTTATAATCTTGGTGCTGGTTTTTACGGGTCTTCCAATTTTAATACTATAACTAAAGTTCTTAAAGAAAAGAAATGGAACGAAGTTCCAAAAGCATTAGAACTCTACCGTAATCCTGGTTCTAGTGTAGAGGCAGGATTACTTAGAAGAAGAAAGGCAGAAGGTAAGATCTGGAACTCCTAATCTTCTAGTTTAGTTCTCAATGCAATTACTGTAGTTAAGATTGATAATAGAATTTCATACCCTCTTCTTTCAGATTCTTTGCAATCTAAAGGAGGGGGATTTTTTAGTCTGCCGTTTACGTTTTCCGTATTAATTGTTCCTGGAATCATAAAATTACATGCAACGAAATTTATCCCAACAAAACTAATCGATGCAAAGCATACAATAAAAATAAGTTTTGTGAGATTAATTTTCATCTTTCTTCTTGATGATGAATCCAAGTTTTAAGTTCATGTAGATATTTTCTTAGCATATCTGCTTTTTGTAGATGCCAAGTATCGCCACTCTTGAAGTATTCTTGAGTGTGGTTATCTACTGCTTTAAGTATATTATGTATTGGTGCATTCCAAGGTTCCCTTTTGGGAGTATTCCATTCCCTTGGCATTTTAGTATTAGTATACTTTATATTTATGTGCCACTTTGAAAATTGGACTACTTGACTTTTACTAAATATTAACTTATTATGTAGAAATCCCTGTTATGAGCAGGGTCTTTTTTATGAGTCTTTGACTTTGATTTAGAGCCGTGGGATCTGCCCCTGAGACGGGGAAGTGCGCTTTTCCTATACGGATGTAGAGTTCAATTAAAATTAATGCAAAATTTCTTTACAGTAGCCCTGCCTCTCGTGGCAACGGTTACAACCAGTACGGCATCACTGCCATTCGTCAACTACAAGATGCAAGGACCTCCACCACCAGTGGAACCAACAACCAAACCATTTGCTATTATCAAAGAGTTTGATCTTGTAGATGAAAAGAAGACAGCAATCCGCGAGGTTGCACTACCAAAACCAAAAGAGAAAAGGTTAATTTGTAAAGGGTGTAATCAACATGAAAATGCTACCCTGGCATTCTTCCAGGATCGTGGTATTAAAGACAGAAACGCCCTTGCTACCATTATGGGCAATATTCGTCAGGAATCTACTTTTGTTCCTAACATTTGTGAAGGTGGTAGCAGAACCAGTTGGGGTAACTGCGGTGGCGGTTACGGACTGATTCAATGGACATCTGCCAACCGTTATTATGGATTGGGTGATTTTGCTAAGAAGTTTGGTGGTTCGCCATCATCACTTCACACGCAACTTCGTTATCTGACGACTGAAGTTCAATGGCAACGAATTGAAGACCGAATGAAGACTCCTGGTAAGTCTATCAATCGTTACATGAACTATGCGTATAGTTGGATTGGTTGGGGGCATCATGGTGCCCGTACATCTTATGCACATGACTATGCCAACCGACTGATCACGGTAGAAGTTTGATATATAAGGGGAAGAAACACATTCCCCTTTCTTAATAAAATAGTTGAAAATTATGAATGATCAACAACAACATCTTGCAAATCTTTTGCAGCAACAATCACAATTGAACGAACAAATTTCAAAAAACAGAGAACTGTTTTGGAAAATTCAAGGAGCAATTGAATATCTTCAACAGATTGGAGTAACTCTTCCTGCACCAGAAGTGGCAGAAAAAG